GTTGCCATTGTGATTTCCCTTTCGTGGGATTAGGTGTTACTTGGGTACAGAGCATCGGCGAAGTCACCAAACGTCTTCGGGCCGTTCTTGGCCTGTCCGACACTTCCGGTGACAATCCGATCCTCACTGATTGCCTTGCCTGCGCGGTACATGAACCGGATTACTTCCGGGTGATCGCCCAGGCCAGACGTGTTGAGCAGCGTGCGAAGTTCGGACGTGCCGAACGTGTCAAGAGCCTTCTTGGCAGTGGACAGGTTCTCGGCCAGCTTCTCGCCGCCGAACTCCTGGTCAGACTTGGCTGACGCAACCCACTCGCCACGAATGGCCTTGACCTGCGATTCTTGACGCTGGGCCAGCGTTGGGCCCATACGGTCAAGAATCTTCTGCGCGGCATCCTGCGTCAGGTTCAATTCGCGGGCAACCTCGGAGAAGTTCTTCACCACCTCCGAGTCGAACTCGCGGCCTTCTGGCGCCTTGAATTCGTACTTTTCAGGAGCCTTCGGCGTTTCGGCCTTGGTCTCCGTCACGTTGTCCGCAGCCTTGCTCTCCGTGGCCGGCTCGGCGGCTGGAGAGTCCTTCGGCGCAGTTGCCTTCTGCCCATCACCATAAAGCGCCTCTGCCGTCGCAGAAGCGCCGCTAGGTGCCGAAGATGCCTGGGAGCCGTTAGTTGGAGTTGCGGCTTCCATCATCGTTGGTTCGTTCATCTGCTGTCTGCTCCTTCATCATGGTTGGATACAGTTCCGGGCATTGCGTGTGGATCATGCCCAGAATGCGAAGCCCGTAGTTCCTGTGACCTTCGGCGAATGACATGGTCATTGCGTTGGTGTTGAACGACGAACGGAACACTCCTGCCTGATCCAGAAGCCGCCAAATGACGCGGCGGCCCCGCTTGTTGCCCATGAGCCACTTGAGATCCGCCTCTTCATTCTCCCGAGCCAGCCGTTCACGCAGTTCGCGTTCTGCCTTGCTGCGATCCTGGCTGCGCAGGTCAAGCGGGTCGTAGTTGCTCACGTCGGGAATTTATGAAATGCCAGATTTTGTACGGGCACCGTCATGCGATGCCATTGACTTCATTGACGGTCAGAATCACCGATGGCGTTGCCGGCCGGGTCGGCGTCGAAAGCGTGCCTTCGTATGCAATCGAGACAGCTGTATTTGGCGTAGACCAAACGATCTCCGCGTATTGCCCAGCGTTCATGGTCACGAAGAAATTCCATGCGGCAACAAGCAGACCGTCGCCGCCACCATGCTTCCGTGGCAACGTGATCTGCGTGTTGCTGTTTGCAACATTGGTTCCATTCAAAGCCAACCAAACACTCACGTTGTGCTCTGATGAGTTATCTGTGTTCTTGAACTGCGCGCTAAACTGGATGTTGTAGACCGAGCTACGCGTGACAGTGATTCGGCTATTGCTAACAACCGACACGCCATGCGAGAAGTCGGTCGTGTCGTATTCCATTGGCGTAGCAGTGTTTGCAAGCGCGGGCTGGTTTGACAAGTCGAAGAACGCGCCAGTATGCGGCGCTCGAGCGAAGATCAGTTCACTTCCATCTGGATCTTTCAGACCAGCGAAATCGCCTGTGGTTGAGTTGTAAAGCCACGGACCCGCCGGAGTCTTCATGAAGTATGGCATTTCAAAGTTCCGTTGCTGAAGGCGAACCGTACCCGCTGAACATGTTCATCACGTCCATCAGTGCATTCGGCTCACCGGCTGTTGGAGCCTGCGCCAGATTCTTGGCGGTCTGCGATGACTGCTGCATTGCTGCGGCCTGCTCCTTCGCTGCCATCGCCTGATTGCGTGCCTGACGCACCATAGCCACGTCCTTGTCAGCAACGATCAGTGACGGATCGACGCCAAGCATGTCGGCGTAGATGTCGGCCCACTGGTCGCTGTCGAACTTGTCAAGGATGTCCGGCTTCATCGTGGCGATCTGGCCGAGGTTGCCGACGAACCGATCCACGGCGTTCGTGCCGATTGCGCGCTGGGCCTGCGCGAGCATGGACACGAACTCCACGTTCAGATCCATGCCCATCAGTTCCGGCGGCGGCGGCGGAACAGCACCGCTCGTAATCATCCGGTTGAACGTGATGTCCACCAGCGGGTCGAGCAGTTCGTTGTGCAGACGCTCAAGCACTGGGCCCAGCATCAAGAGTTTTTCCTCATGTCGCTCGGCGACCTCGGTTGCGGTCATGCGGGTGTAGGGTGCATTTGCAAGCATGAGGAACAGGTCTGCGTAGAACGATCCACGAACGCGCTCTCGCACGTCCTGAATATCGGCCAGCAGGTATTGCAGGTTCAGGTTCACCTCAAACGCGGTCTTGATGCCCATGCTTGCACCGTCAACGAACGAGATGCCGCCAGGCAGCGTTTCCACATCCCGGTTCTTCATGCTTGTTGGCACCTGAAGCGGAGGTTTGGTCTGGTAGTCGATGGCCTGCGCCTTGCGGAGCTGCTCATGCTGGAGCTGCTTCACGTCGCCAAGCGCCTCCATGCCCGGGCTGTTCCCGTAGATGTCGCCGCCGGCGGTGGCCCAGCGTGGCACCAAGCATGGGAAATACTGGAATCCGCTCTCGCGCAGGAACACGCCGTCCTCGCCGCCGACCTCGAAATAGAACGAGCCGAACGGCATGTTCTTGCTGTCCTTCTTCGTGATGTCGCGGTCTGCTCGAGGCTCAATGGCGTGGATGACAGGCACCCACTGATCCAGCGTGCCAGTGTCGTACATGTTCTGCACGCCGGTCGAGCAGTTGTCGTATCCGAATTCCTTGACCATCTGCGACACGGTCATCTCGAATTCGCGGTAGAGCGTGCAGACGCGGCCCTGCGCGTCGGTCGAAATGCAATACTCGCCGCAGGTCAGCGGGTAGTGATGGATGACCTGGTTGAAGTCAGGCATGATGATCGTGGCCGCCGTGCCGAACGCACCAAGTTCCTCGTACATTTGGTGCAGCGTGCGATAGGTGTTCGACTTCTGGAACACCAACTGCATGCGCTTGGTCACATCGTCCAGCCACAACTTCACGGGCTGATACGAATTCAGTTCCGGGTCTGGCGTCGCCAGCCTGAACCATTGCCGAGCAGGGCTGGTCGCGCCGGCCATCATTCCTGCGCCGAGCGTGCGAAGCGACCTGGTGCCGGTGTTGTCGTAGATGTTGTTGTGCCGGCGCCAGCCACGATCGCGATCCTGGCGAAAGTAGCGACCGTTGCGCGGAAGCAGGTAGGACGTGATCTCCTGCCAGTGCGCGAACCACGATGCACGCTCGGACTTGAGCTGACCCCAGCGCGTGAACAGTCGATCACGCTGCGGCGCGTTCTTGTAACTGCGGTTGTCGCCGGGGTATTCGCTCATGGTTTAGCCACCGAGGAGGGAACTGCGACCGAGCTGGAGATCCTGCGGGTTGACGCCCATTGGCCCAGTGAGCATGGTGCTGGCAGGCCCGCCGCCGCCGGCCTCCTGCGCTGCCTGCATGATGCCGGCCACGTCAGGTGCGCGGCGGTTGGCCGCACGCATGGCACCCATCGATGCCTCGGTCTGCGCCTGTGCCTGCTTGGCAGCCTGCGCCTGGGCAGCCTGCTGTTGACGCATTGCATCCTGCTGTGCCTTCTTGCCCTGCTCGCCGGCATAAATGGCGTAGCCAGTTCCAGCTGCCGCAGCAGCAACTCCAGCCGCCGCAAGACCAATGATCGCTGCCGTAGTTCCAAATGGCATTATCAGATCCTTTTTGAATGTGTTTGTTCGGATAATGAATATCCGAGTTTCTTCAGCACGCCCGCTACTTGTGAAGCATTTTCCATTTGCAGATTACTCATGTTCACGATTACTGCACCGTTGCTGCGTGCCCATGATTCAAATTCGCGCACAAGTCGGACGGCCCTTGACCCTCCGCGATGCGATGGCGCGACCCACCATGCGATTTCCGTCGCCATCTTGAATCGTGGTGCATACCAAACAGGCGACAGAATTGCGAACAACATTCCAACAGCCTTGCCAGCATCATCTGAAATGAAAATCGTCGCATTATCGACGAACCATCGGATGACAGTGCGAAGTTCATCATCGGTTGCAACGACCAGGTCTTTGTAAGGCGTGAATGCTGCGAATTCTCTTGCCATGCCAAGGATCGCATCCTCGTCATCGGCAGTAGCCAAACGAATCATGCTGACCTCCAAACGCTAGAAATGTTCATATTCACTACGGGCACCTCACACCTCCTCGTACGGGTCATAGTCCTTCGGGCGTGGGTCGATCTTCTCGCGCACCTCGCGTGGCAATTGCTTGGCGACCGGATAGGCGAACGTCAATGCCAGCGAGTCGGCGATGTCCGGGCTGCCGCCGCCTTGTAGCCGCTTCTTGATTTCGTCCTTGCTTTCGAGGACGCGGCGCCCGACCTGGTCGTACCAGAACGTCGGCGTCGACAGTTCGGCCTTCAGCGTGTTGTCGTCCGGGATCGCGCCGCCGTTGTCGATCCACTCCTTGACCAGCCACCACATCTCGGCGCGCTTGTTGAGGAATAGGTTTGGCTGGGTCGCCTTGCCGCCGAACGGCACCTCGACCACGAAATAGTCCAACTGCCGCAGGCGGTCGATGACGCCAGCGCCGGCACCGGAGTCGATGAACACGGCGTCCGGATCGCGGTCCTCGATGACGTTGGTCC